CCTCTTTGACCACAGACTTTACTTGCGACTTAAACTGGGCATAGTATTCGTCTAACTTACTCTTGTTGGTACGTATATTGCATAAACTATCTGTGATGGTTGGCATCAAATTATTGACGGTTTCGGATAGTCCCTCATTCGCAAGATTGAGTTCCGCAATTTCTGACTGGAGATCTGCAATATCCTTCTCCTTGTCTTTGCGCTGTTGAGTGTTAATAGCAGTGAGGTCACGAATGTACTTCTTTTGAGAAGATATACGTGTCTTAACCATTTCAATGGAATGGTTGTTGTTCTCGAGCTCGCCTTTGAGGAGAGAGGTTTTCTCCTTGAGTATCACATTCATTTTAGAAAATATGTTAATATCAAGAAGGTCTTCTATCACGTCACGCCGAGAGGTTGAGTTGAGTTGCATGAACGGGATAAAAGAGGACGAGCCGAGAACAACAATTTGGTGAAAACTCTTGTGAGACATCTGTAGGATGTTCTTCTCAAGAATCTCTTGGTATTCTCGTGCGTGTGAGCTCTGGTTGATCATACTACCATCTTTCCAGATCTCAAACTTAGCGGGTTTAATGCCACGTAAGATGCGGTAGTTAATACCGTTAACAGTAAAGGTCACCTCAGTCACACAATCTTTATTATTGATCGTGTTGATCAATTGATTCTTAGTGATCTTACGGTGTGCTTTACCAAACAATGCAAACGATAGTGCGTCAAGCATTGTGGACTTACCTGCACCGTTCTCACCTACAATAAGATTAGTGGAACGGTCTAGGAAGTTAATATCGTTAAAATAGTTGCCTGTCGAAAGAAAGTTTTTCCAACGCAATGTTTCAAATTTAATCATGCAATCTCTACAGCCTGTGCTTCTACCATCAATTCAGACACAACAGTTTTAATGCGGTCCTTATCTAATTCAGTTTCTACTTCTTGTATGTAATTATAGATTAAAGTTTCCGTGTCGTCAACCCTTAAATCCTCATCTGAGACATTTTCACCACGAAACTCACGGAAGTCTTCAGCAATCTTCAGTTCGTGGACCTTTTGTTGTTGGATACGTTCAACATATCTCTCAAACTTTTGGATGTCGGAACGGTTACTAACTATAAGTTTAACAAATTTGCCGTCAAGATACGATAGATCCTCAAAATACTTAACGGTGTCTTCGTCATAATAAATCTTATGGAAGATAGTGACATCATTTTGAACGGCCGTGAGTTCACGAGTCTCTGTGTCATAGATATGAAAGTACTTAGGGTCGTGTGCATCGTTCCAGAAAAACTCCATCTGTGCGCCAAGGTAGTGGATGTTACCTTTACTTGACTTAGTGTGGAAGTGTCCAGACAGAACAGTCTCAAACTTTTGTAGTGGCTTAGGGTCCATGCCCTCTTTACAGACTAAACCCTTATCCATTTCAAATCCAGCCAACTCAAAATGGCCGCCGATAACATCAGCGCCACAGTTGTCTAAGAATGTCAAGATCTCTTTCTCATTTTCAGGACAGATCCAAGGGACAAGACCAAACTTTACACCTTCGTACTCACGAACGATCGGGTCCATAAGAATGTCAACCTCGTTCATGTAGTGACCCATCAACTCTTTGAGAGAGTTTAGTCCGTTGGTGTTCTTGTAATAAACATCGTGGTTGCCGGGAATGATATCCATATGGATATTATATTCTCTCAGTCTGTCTAAGAAAATTCTACGGTTATGGCTGAGCGCCTTGAGATTGACTGTTTTACGATTGTCGTAGTAGTCACCAAGGTGCAATATCTGTGTGATGTTGTTTTCCAACAAGTATGGAAAGAACACCTCACCGTAGAAGCGTTCTTGGTACTGCATAAAGATGTCAGACGAATTACGACACCCGCAGTGGGTGTCATTTAGAATTGCGATTTTCATAAGGACTCAACTCAACTTATATGGAGATCATTATACTACAAATAAGGGGGTGTGTCAAGTTAATCTTCTATCCAATCTGATAAATCCGAATCAACATTTACTGCTCGTCTTTTGCGTTTCTTCTCTTCTTTTACATACTCTTTGAATTCATGATCAGAAGATTTGACAGCGTCAATTCTCATACGGAGAGAATCAATGAAGGGGGATGCTTGTTGAGATGTGTATCCATCTTCCTCAAGTGATTCTGCCAAGAAGTCCATAACGTCGGCTTCGGCAATAAACTTAAGTTTGATGTTCTGTTGTTTTTTCTCTTTCTCAATCCTGCGAAGAAAGGCAAACCAAGATATCTGAGTGAAGTATGCGAACGCATTTGGTTTGCCACTACGAGTTGCGGCTTCTATATTATAATTCTCAATCGCTTTGAGCATATTCTCAACAGCGTCCATAACCATCTCTTCACGGTAAGTGTACCGAACAAAATTTCCTTTGTGAGACAGACCCTCGGCGATCTTAAGAAAGCAAGATGCGATATAATCCGTAACAACCGGAACAGGTTGTTCATTTGATTTAGCTTCTCTAGCTTCAGTGCAGTACTCCACCACAGCGTTTGAGAAGTCTCTATTACTTACGTAATGTGGTTTTTCTTTTGGTTTCATAATATACAACTCGATTAATTAAGATGACATTATACTATAATTTACAGTGTTTGTCAATGCGCTTGACAGATCGCGTTTTATAGTGTATAATATCTCTGTTGCCAAGGGAGGATAATATACTAATTAATTGTCATCCCACTAATGTCGGAATCAATGTCTCCATCATTCAATTTAATATTCATCTCATCAAGAAAGTCGTCTAGAGAAAGTGAATCATTGAAGTCATCTTCCAGTTGTTGACTCTCATCTTCTTCAAGATATTCAGCCATTTCTTTCAGTGCATTACTATACTGAGTTGTCATCTCCTCAGTCGGAACAGCAATAGACATTACCTTGTCAGTAAATACCATGATTATATTCATCGGTGAGTCTTGATAAACCATGTATGTTTTAAAAGCAAAAAACTTAGTACCATCATTCATTGTTTTAGCTGTAAGACTCAATGCATTTCGCACAATAAAAGAGTCTTTCATTTCGCTAACTAACTCACAAATAAGTTCCTCACCCGTTACTAATTTCAAATGTTTAATCGAAGAGGTTGTCTCCATATTCTTCTACTCTTATGGGTTTAAGGTTAATAGGATAGATCTTATAATCAAATCCTTCTTTAGTATATATCTTGATTCTTTCAGCGCTATGCTTCAGGGTAAAATTCTTATGAGATTTGACATGGAGATCATCAGCGATATCAATAAGCCTAGTACTCCTACCGTCGTCAGACTGACGAAGGCCACGACCAATTGATTGGAGAACTTTAACTTGAGATTTGGATGGTGTCGCAAATACAATATTATGAAGGTTGCGGATGTTGATGCCAGTGCTGAAAGTGCCAAGAGAAGCGACAATAATAGCGTCATTTTCTTTTTCTACGATCCCTCGTATTTGTTCACGATCAGTAGCGTCTACTTCACCAGACACGTAAAATACTTTGCGGTCTTCAGCAGCTAACTTCCTGATCATATCGTATAATACCTTTCCGTGTTTCTCTACAAACTGAAACATCACTAAGGTATTCCCCGTTTGATCCAACGCAACTTTGCTAATAAACTTATTGCGCGGTTCATATGTGACAATGTAATCAAGTTCTTCTTGATAATTTTTGTCTTTCATCATGTTACAGATATCGTTGTGGTATCTTAATAACAAGATAGAGATGTCCAACTCTGCCAGTTCTTTCGACTTTTGCAGTTCAACTGTACGGGTAACAGTGAGTGTTGGACCAAACAGTCCTTCTAAGACCAGTTTGTTTGTTTCGGTACCATCAAGGGTACCAGTAAGACCAAATCTGTATTTGGCATTAATGCACTTGTCCATCATGGTAGTGAGAGACTTTGCTTTGAATAGATGCACCTCATCGCCAAAGACAGTTCCGAATTGTTCGAACCATTCTTTGCCGAACTTATAGATAGATTGCCATGTTGAGATGATAATGCGTTTGTCGGTATTCTTTTCTTTACCTGAGTAGATACGATGACAGAATTCATCTACATCATATCCGTAATCTGAGAAGTCCTTGTACATTTGTTCTACAAGTGATGTGGTAGGAACGACTACCAGAATTTTTTCATCAGTGACCTCAAAACAGTACCGAAGAAGATTATATATGATAAATGACTTGCCGCTACCAGTAGGACTAAGTAAAATACAGCGTCGGTGCTCAACGCCGTGTGAAATAGCTTTGTACTGATAGTCTCTAGGCTTGAATGGTGCATCAAGAACAGATAAAAACTCAACCAAAGCAGGGTGATCGATGTCTTCTCTAAACGACGGAATTCCATACGTTTCATGTTCAAGTATCTCTAACTGGTAAAATCTGTCCGCACAAAAACGGCGCAGATGTTGGTACAATCCTACATTCATTTGTTTCGACACTATGTTGTAGAGTTTAACCCTACCGTCCCAGTGCCGAGATTTATATGCTGGCATATATTTATAGCCAGGCACGAAAAAAGAGAAATACTCCCTCAATTCGTTTTCTTGCGCCGGATGCGCTTCCACCATAAAGTGTGAATAGTCCTTCATCCGAATTCGTATTTTGTTATCCACCAGATTCAAACTTTCTATAGTCGATCATGTTCTTGATCGTAGAATGTCTCCACTTCAAAACATTTAATATATCCGTTAAAGTATCTATCTGTATCTTTAACATAGATATTCTCTCTACTGACTTCTGTATCTCTGGATCAGCGTCATAGTAGTAGTCCATTTCCCCCTTCAGAATTTTAAGACCATTGAATGGATCTGGTTCCCAGCCCTTATCCATGATCTCTTTCTGATCCATTTTACCATTATAGTATAACCACTTTTGTTTTAATAGTGTCTTCTGTGAAGTCTCTGCTCGTTGCAGTGACAACTTACTAATGGTAAGGTACTCTAGATATTTTGCATGTAAGTTGGGCGTTCTCCTTGATGTCTCATCTAACTGGTGGATTGGAATGTGAGAATCTTCTTCCCACTCTTTTAAAATGCCTTCAATATTAATCATGTAAAAACTCTTGCGGATAAAACGTATAGTATATCACGTATGGGTGATGTAGTCAATACAATCTTT